AAGTTTTTATTTAAAAACCTTATGCTTGGAAGTCTGAAAAAGACGGGGCAAAAATGATTTTTTTAGGCTCAATAGTCGATCAAATCTAGCTCTTTCTCTGGCAGTCATGAAAGTAGCCGTGGGCCGCTTTAATGCGCCATCTATGACCTGATCAGAAAAATTATAAAATTTAGATTTTGTGGGAGGCTTAGCCTGAAGAGAAGTAGCAACTAAAATTAAAATTACGAATATTATTTTTTTCACCCTTTTGGAATTCCTCTAAAAGTTTATTTTTTTCTATTACAATTCTTCATGCTAAAAGCACAATGAGAAATGCTAAATACCGCTATCACAAGTAGAGCACCTTCGAATAATGTCATTTCTTATTATTCCTTTGTATTCTTTTGAAATCCTCATACATTGAAGACCAATTAATTTCATTAATGCCATCCTGAAGCATCATAATATCTGTACCAGTCTTATTAAAAGTAAATTGAAAACCCTTTACCGTCCAATCAATGCTTTTTTTAGTTTGCACAGACAAACTAGGACTATACAATTGCATTAAATCATAGTTCTCTTTAATTAGTTCTATACTCTCAGTAATTGCAGTAAATACTTTAAGTTTACTTTCTTGCTTCTCGCAAAATTCAACCAGTTCTTTTAAGAACACGTCCCTTTCTTCAGCAAAAAAAGGAAATCTCTTGGAAATAGTTTTTAATCCCACTCCGCTGACACCATCTAAGTTGTCCGATTTGTCACCCACTACGGCCCGGGCCATTGCAAAGTTATTTGGATGAATTCCATATTCCTCAATAATTTTGGTCCGATTTAAAATAACCTTTTGTACAGGGCGATAAAGGATGGTTGTATCGTCTAAAAGTTGAAAAAAATCTTTATCGCTCGATACAATTATCTTTTGATAATGTTTATAAGCCGAGTAACGACATACATACGAAATAATATCATCAGCCTCCACTTCATCCGCTAATAGCTGAACAACTGGGAAATTATTTAAATATTCTATAAGGCGATGCATTTGCCAAACTTTATTTTCTTGTTCTTCTCGTTCACTAAGAACTTTAAAGCTTCTGTTTAATCTAATGGGGGCGCGACCCTCTTTGTAATTTGGATTTTTTTGTTTACGCTTGCGGCTTCCGCCGCGGCCATCCCAACAGATAATTATCTTCGTTGGTTTAACTTCTCTTGTAAGCTTTTGTAATGATTTAAGAAAACCAGCTGTCCCTCCAATGGGATGGCCATCTTTTGATAACTGAGGTACTACAATATAGCTTCTTAAAAACATGTTTAAGCCGTCAATTATCATTACTCTTTCTTTGTTACTCATATTTCCTCTATAAGTTCGATCTGTGACGTGCAGAGCCAGCCTGAAATTTCTTCGGTATCAGACCACAGTACTTTACACGTTTCACGGTTACCGTCTGATTCTTTTTGATCTACTACAACGCCAAGGAGCACTTTAGAAGAAATGCTCGGTATGTTAGTATTTTTAACTAAATCTCCAATGTTCATAAACGCATTTCCTTAAATGTATCCTCGCTCGTGGAATAAATCACCTTCTTGATTCCAACCCATCGCATTGCTTTCTCACACATGCTGCATGGTTTACTCAATCGCAAGTCATCCTGATTGTTTGTTCTCACGACATAAACTGTAGCTCCTTCTGTATTTGACCTTTCAACGTTTAAAACAGAACCAAGCTCAGCATGAACCGTGGCATAATCTTTGTTGTCTCTTCTAAACTTCAACGCAAAGGAACTAAATTTATTCTTATTGCAAGACACGTTTACAACGTTAGACCCTTTTACCAAAACCGCTCCATGCCTCTGAGTATAGTCTGACTGATGAGACACTCGGCGGGCGAGTTCAATATACTTTCTTTCTTTTTTGGAAAGGTTTTTGATTTGCGGTTCATACTCCATAATAAGAGTATAGTAAATTCATTTTTAAAATAAGTCAAGAAAAAAGGGCAGCCGAAGCTGCCCGAGATTACCCCTCTTCATTTGCCTCCGCATCATAATACTTTGATGCATCACCAGTTCTATCTTTAAATTTCATTACAACTTCTTCGTCCATTATTTCTAGCACTCTTGATTTAAACTTTTCATCTTGTAGAAAATCTACCCACCGTGCTGATTGAAACTTTGTTGAGGTGCCGTCGGCATACTTCAATTCATACCACGCGCCTGACCGTTCAAGATGATCAGAACCTTGGATAGCGTCGAACCAGCTTTCTTCATCAGAAATACCCACTTCGCCTCCCCAAAGAATTTTAAACTTACATTGTCGCCCTTGCGAGCCAAATCGAGACTTTTCAATTTTTACCTTTACAGTGCTGCCAATCCTATAACCCTTATCGTCCATTACGAATGAGGCTTTGGCTTTCGGCCGCGTGAGCCATATACGCAATGAATATGCGTATATCATAGCTTTTCCGCCAGGAGTTACGTAAGGTGTTGTAAGCACTTCTGATGGCGATCTTGTAATATTGGTTTTAAGCTGGTTTAGGACTAAAAATGTTGATTGGCTGTTGGCCAATGGAATAGTAAGCTTGGACATTCCCTTTGCAAGAATGCGCGCTTTAACTGCCATTGACGACTGAGGATTGAAGTCTCCCTCAATGTCTGATATAGCCGGCGTCAGTGCAAGACTGTCCCAAATAAATACCATCTGACTATCATTGGATTTTAAAAGTTCTTCAATAGTTTCTAAAACAAATTCAACGGATGTCGCTTGAATATAAAGAATTTTAGATGCATCGCATCCAGACTTCTCTAAAAAATCAAAATCTAATGCAGACTCAGAATCAAAGTATACGACATCAATTCCCATCTTTTGGGCATTGGCCGCGATTTGCGTAGCCATATAAGACTTGCCACTAGATTCTAAACCAGCGATTTCTGTTACCTTACCTACTGGAATTCCAGCTACTTTCCCACGACAGATAATACTATCGAGCCACCGTGACCCAGTAGGTATCCATTCCTTTACAATTGTCGCATTATTATCATCAGCCAAATCAACAGCTACTGGTTGTCCAGCTTTCTTATTAATTAACTTTCTCATCTGAGCAATAGACAAGCGACCGGTTTTTTGGGTTTTACTCACTTTAATTTTGCCACTTTAAATGCATGACAACAACTTCTAAATCCCTTTTTATCCATTTTGATTATAACGCAATCACCATTATCTGTGAGTTCAATAATATTTTTGCCACTTCTGGTTATCAGATTTGTAACATCACTGTTGTCTGAGGAAAACCAAACAAATCCATCTTGAATATCTTGCTTGTGAGCATTGATAGCACTTTCGCTATCCGCATCTCCACCCTTACCTTTAAACCGTTTTGAGACTGCAAGAACATTTTTCTGAAAATCTTCGTCGCCTTTCTTATAAATTTTTGTTTTCACTTTTTTCTCCTTTCTTAGAAAACATATACATTTTTTTTCTCTTGATCGTTTTCCGCTTCTTTGAGCAATCCAAATTGATCAACCATGTGGTGCCAATCTTCATAAAGCATCTTTGGCGTCACTACGCCAATATTCACCTTCTTTATGTTGTGTTGTGTGTTTGGCAGAATGTCGTATGTAAAAAATTTTAAGCCACCTGAAATTGTTACTCTTCCACAAGAGCATTTTCTAACATCATCATCAGTCCTTGAATAAACCGTTGTGTTACATTCCTTGCACTCAACTGCGTTAACGAACAATTAATTTCTCCTTTGTTAATTGGGGCACCTCTAAACCCGTGCCCCCCTGCGGTATAACACTAAACTATAGCAGCTCTGAAAAAGCGCGATCTACTGCGCTAGCGCCAGCAACAGTGGTCACTGCCTCAACTTCTCCGGAAGCTTCTGACGAATTCAAGAAATTATCCAGAATATCCTGAACCTCGGCGGTAGTCTTCCGCGAAGAAGAAAACACTTCATCAAAATCAGGGACAGAACCCATCAGCTCAGCAGCCTTCGCTGCGTCCTTGTAAAGCGGTGAAGACTTACGACGTGGAGTAATCTTCGTCTCTGGAAAAGACGCTCCTGCTGGCTTGGTATAAGTAATTACCAAATCCGTTCCACTCTCAGGGTCTGTAACGTCGCCATACTCAGGATTGAGAACCAATCCAAGAAGAGTCTCGTAAGCGCGTTTGCCGAAGCCCCACACTTTAACGCCTTCGTCTTCTCGTCCGCGGACCAGAACCGGTGCGAAAAAGCGCTGCTTGGCACCTAGCTTACGAGCCATGCGCTTTGACTCCTCAGAACCTTCCTTCCAAAGAGCGCGGACATAGCCGTCAAGAGGACAATCCTCTCCAAAGTTGCGCTTCGGAGAAAGGAATCCTGGCGCTCCACCTACGTCGTAATGAAACCAATAATCCTTAAAAGGATCGCCATCAGTTGGAGCTACAAGACGAATTGTCTGTTCTCCTTCTTCCGGCTTCCAGAAGTTATTGCTGCTTCGGTCACCCCGATTCTTAAGCGCTGTCATCCGTGCGCGCATCTTATCCATATTAATAGCCATAATGTTTTTCTCCTTTTTGTCTTATGGTTAAAGTCACTCTAGTCATTTTCTAGAATGCTAATTTTTGTATTAAAGTACTGCTTTTCTCACAATAAGCTAAAAGCTTATCATACTCGGTTGAATAAACCGAATAGGTTATTTTCATTTTATCATGTTCAATGTTGGTTTTTAAATTTGTTTGTATTGCCTCCATTAAACTCACATCCTCTTCCAATTGTTTATTTGGAACTCCATAATAGTAATTTTTTTCTCTTGGAATGTCAAGCTCAAAAAACATTTTTTCTTGATTGTTCTCCTCATCCAGCAGCCCTAGCGTACTAATGCGCGCCGTTTTAATACGATTTGTTATCGTAGTGAGAATTGGCTGAGTGTGTTCAAAGACGTTAATCATGTGATATGTTGAAGCTATCAAATTGTTTAAAGACTCCCAACGTTTCATTATTGGTACTGGTCCTATTATATCAGACATTTTTTGATTGTCAAGTAAATAAACCCTTTCAAACAACGCAGACCGAGCATACTCTTGAAAAACATTAAAGAGTAGCGTATTTTGTAGCTTTTTATCTCCAACTAATTCTGTTTGATGAGGTATAATATACATAACAGTTATTTGAGTTTTATCTTTGATCTTTTCTAAAATAGAAAGAGACGCACCCGATACCATTCCACAACTGGTAATAAATAGAGTATGAGACTGAACCGTTTGGTGTAGATGTTTTATCAGGCGCACCGGCAATTTCTTTTCATAGTGCTCGGGGTTACTGTGATGTTTAAGATTAAAAGTGTTCTTAGCTTTTTTTAACTTAGTATCTATTTTGATTATGTTATATTGCGGATACTGACTGAAGTGATCAGCAATGTTGCAACCTGCTTGTCCTAAACCAATTATAGTTTGCATTTTATTTAATGTATAGCTCTTTCATCTGAGCCCAATTTTTACCGCCCAAACAGTTTACTTTGAATTTGCCAAATCGAGTATCACTGAATATTTGTTTTATCTCGTTAAACTCAGACTGTTCATTCTCATGAAGATCAATCATAACAGAATCATGATTACAGAATTTAATAAAACTTTTTTTATTATTTAAGTGCTCCCACACTTTATACATCTGCTCAAATAATAAGTCGGCCGCAGTCGATTGAACTAGGTAGCTTACAGCATGATGTTCGTCGCATTCAATTTCACGCCCAAAAGGAGTTTTAACTTTATTATCCTTAAAATACAAAGTTTTGAGTCTGTTTCGGTCGTAAATCTCACTTACCTTGTCATCCTTACTATTTGGATTATAGAGCCAGGAGAATATCCTTTTTTTAGCATTATCACGATCTTTTGCCCTGGTAAATACGTTTGTGAGATTCCACTCATGAAGATCTTCTTCAGGCTGTTCATGTCCCAGCAAAGCTAGTGCAGTTCTTAATTCGCATGCATTAAAGTCTAACTCAAATAACCAATGATTACTTGGGGTTAAAACATTGCGATATTTCTTTGCTAAAGTCATAATGGGAAAAGTATCTCTCTTTGTGCTTAAGCGTCCAGTGACAGTCTTAGTCATATCATAATCAATAATGGGCCGGCTTTTTTTAAGAAGTTTGTGCATGTTTCTATCTCGGAGTGTAATTCTGGTTATGCAGCTCGCATCCACATTTAGTGATCTAAATTTTATGTCAGATATGACTTTTGTGATTTTTAATAGTTGATCATAATTATGGGGTTTTGTGTATTCACTAAAAACCGTTTCACATATTTCAGTTTTGATCTCCGCTAAATTTTTTAACACATGACGCGGCATAAGGTCATATATACACATTTTATCTAAATCCAAATCTACTTCCTGAGCGCTCTTAATGATGGATCTAATTCTTTTTTTGATTTTTTCATATTGATTTTTTTTGTTAGGAGGACAAAGATCATCAAGTGATTTACTGTGTGGTAACG